GTTGACTGGTTTTGCTAGAAGATTTGCATATAATGCAGGAGCAGTCGATGCTTACACTACTGCAAATAAATTATCTAAATTTGTTAGTAAAGGTGGTAAATTAAATTCTAGTAAAGGTTCTAAATTAGTAACAGATTTAGAAAGATATGGTATTACAGCAACTGATGCGTTAAAAATAGGAAGTAAATCTTATGATGATATTGTTAAAACAGCTATAGGTAAAAAGAATTTAAATGAAGCAGGTATAGCAGCAGCTAATAGAGATGCAATTATTCCACAAGTTTCTAATAGATTATTATTTACACAAAGTAATGCACCTTGGGTTAGATTAATGGGTCAATTTTTATCTTGGTCTATGGCAAAATCAGCACAAACAAATAAAATTTTATCTAGAATAGAAAATGGTGATGTAAGAACTATGGTAAAATTAGTAGCTGCATTACCTGTATATGGTGGTATTCAAGAACTAAGAGAACTTGCTAAGTATGGAGAAGTAATAACTGATATAAATACTGATGCAGACGAATGGTGGTCAGAAGCTATTAGACTTTCAGGTCTACCTGGTGTTGGTCCAGAATTTGTTGCTAGTAATTTAGTTGGTCCAGGTTCTAGACAACCTTTCTTTTTAGCTTTTCCTGCTGGAAGTATACTATATGAAACTGATAAAATTTTAAAAGATTATTTTAAAGGTAATACTCAAAGAGCTAATGAAAGATTCTTTCAAAGAATAGCTCCTCTACCTAACTGGAGAAATTTTATATTAGAAAGAGCAAAAGATTTAGGAGTAGATTTAGATGATGGAGGTAGAAGATTACCAAAATCAAAACTAGAAAGAAAAACTTTTAGTGAAGGAGATGAAGTAAAAAGTGATATGAATTTAAAAAAAGTAGCGACAGGTATGATAGCAGCTAAGATTGCTACATCAGGTGTAAATGCTGATATGTTAAAAACACCTATTCAAAAACCACTTCAAGAAAAAAAAGAAACTATTGTTCCAAAGAAAAAACCAACTATTGAAGAACAAGTAAATAATTTAATACCTAGGTCAATGACAGTAGATACTACTACAGGTGAAGGTGCGAATATTTTTCCTATTGATGAAAAAGAAGTTAAAAAAGATTACAGTAAAATTTCTGATTTAGAACCTGCTAAAAAGAAATGGTTAATAGATACAGCAGAAAAAGTTTATACTATTAATAAAGATGAAATAGTACCTAGTGATATTATTTTAGCTATTAATAGTGGTGAGACTGGTTGGGGTTCATCTAGATTCTGGAAAGAAGGAAGTAATAATTTATTTAACTTTCAATCCTTTAATGATAAAGAAGAATCTATAGCTGCAAAAGAAAGTAAAGCTAAGATTAAAAAATTTAAAACACAAGAAGATTCTATAATTCAGTTTTTAGATTGGGTACAAACAAAACCTAGTTATGAGGGAGTAAGAAAAGAAATAAAACTTTACAATGAAGGTAAAGGAAGTAAAGAAAATATTATAAAAGCTATAGCTAAAACAGGATTTGCTGAAGATAAACAATGGAGTAATAAAATAACATCTATATTAAATAGTAGAATAGATGGTAAACATAAAAAAGAATTAGAAAGTTTTAGAGATTCACTTTCATTTGATAAAAAGAAATTTAATATAGGAGGATTAGCTGCAAAAGGTATTACTAAACTATTAACAAAAAATGTAAATAAAAATATTAATAAAGCAACATCAAGTATGGTAGCTAAAGATGTTAATCCAGGTGATACAGCTATTACAACAACAATAGGTACATATAAGAAAGTAGATAATTTATTAAGTGATTTAAATAAAAAGTCAGTTCATGATTTTGGAGCTGGTATAGGTATAGGAACAAGACAATTTAAAAATAAATTAGTTACAAGTCATGAACCTTTTGTGCCAGATGAAAAAATATTAAAATCTAAAATAAAATTTAATGGAGAATTATTCGAGGGTAGAGTTCCTGATTATAAATCATTTGATGATGTATTAGTTAAAGAAGGTTTTTCTTCTAAGGATGCTGTTGTTAATTTAAATGTATTAAATGTAATTTCAAACCAAACTGAACGAGCTAATTTAGTAAAAAATATTGCACAATTAATTAAAAAAGATGGTGTTGCTGTTATTACTACAAGAGGTGATGATGTTGCAAATCAAGCTAAAACTTCTAAAAACGCAATTAAGTTTGCAGATGGTTGGATATTTGGTAAAGGAAATAAAAAAACTTTTCAAAAAGGATTTAGCCAAAAAGAATTAGAAAGTTATGTTAAATATGTTTTAGGAGATAATTATACAATAGAAAAAATTCCTAGTAAATACAAAATAAGTTCATCAGGAGTAATAATTAGAAAGAATAAATAATATGACACCAAGAAATAAAACAGATATGATTGTTATACATTGTTCAGCAACACCTGCTGATATGGATGTAGATGCAGCAAAGATTAAACATTGGCATACAATTGATAATGGATGGGATGATATTGGTTATCACTATGTAATTAAAAGAGATGGTACATTAGAGACTGGCAGAGAAGAACATAGAACAGGTTCTCATGCTAGACAAGTTAATGGTACATCAATAGGAATCTGTATGATAGGTGGCTCTGATAAATCAGGTGGTTGGGAAAATAATTTTAATGAAGAACAATTTGAAACACTAAAAGATATAGTAATTAAATTAAAAGATAAATATAATATAACAAAAATAATAGGACACTATGAAGTAGATGATGTTAAGAAGTGTCCTTCATTTGATGTAAAAGAATGGAGAGAAAACAATGTGGTTTAGTGCAATTAAACTAGCAGTCAATGCTGGTTCTCATATATATAAAAAGAAACAAGAAACAAAAATGATGATGGCTAATGCTCAAGCTAAACACGCAGAGAAGATGGCTGCTGGAGAGATAGAGTATAGTGGTAAGTTATTAGAAGCAAGACAATCGGACTGGAAAGACGAAGCAGTTTTGGTAATTCTCACATTGCCAATTTTGGTGATTGCTTGGGGGGTCTTCAGCGATGACCCAAATGCATCTCAAAAAATTAAAGAGTTCTTTGAACAATTCCAACAGCTTCCCAGTTGGTTTACAAATTTGTGGATTCTTGTAGTGGCATCAATTTATGGTATTAAAGGAACACAAATATTTAAAAGTGGTAAAAAATAAATGATTGATAACTTTTTTTATAAAGCTTGTGGTTTAATAGATAATTTATTTTCATGGTTAGAAACTTATTCAATTAAATTTACTACTTGGTTATGGCACTCAAGAGTAAACATACTACGAAAGAAAAGACAAAATGAGAGACACAAAACTTCTAGAAGAATTTAAAAAAAAGGTTGAAAGAAAACTTAAAGAGATGAACATATTTAAGAACCTTAGAAAAGAAGTAGAGACTGGTGCTAATGGTACTCAGTCTTATATAATAAAAGAAGGTGTTAACAAAGGTAAGAAAGCAACTAAATAATATGGGATGTAGTTATGAATTATTATTTTACAGGTTTATTAATCTTAGCTTTTGTATTGTTAGCATTATTTGGAGGACCTAATATATGAAAATATCTGAAAATACATCAGTAAGTATGCCAGTTAAAAATATGATAGGAATTGTAGTAGGAGTAGCTATGGGTGTATTTGCATATACAGAAGTTACTGCTAGACTTACCAGTTTAGAAACATCAAGAGAATTATTTCAAGCAGACTTACTAAAAAAGTCAGAGCAAAAACCAACTGACCAGGAACAATTTATGTTGATTGAAAGTTTGTTTGAAGATGTAGAAAAATTAATTGAGAATCAAGAACAAAATATGACTAACAAAGTTAATATAGAATTTTTAAAAACTCAATTAGAAAAAGCATTAACAGATGTAGAAGAACTAAAAGATAAGGTAAGAGCAAATGGAAACAGTCATTAGTACAGTAGTAGCATTATGTATGTTTATAGCAGGGGAATTAACTGAACACAGAATACAACCTGCGATGAGTGATTGTTTAAAAGGAAAAAGAGTAGCTGAGAGAACAGCTAATACTAATATAGAATATAAATGTGGGAAAGTAAAAGTTGAACTTGAAGAAAATATAGATGGTTCTAAAGCAATTAAAAAAATAATAGAGGAATAAAGATGAAAAAAAATTGTAATAAATGTAAAAAAGAATTTGAACCTAAGGAAGAACTAGATATGTTTTGTAGTCAACAATGTAAGGAAGAAGCTTTAGCTGATTTAGATAGAGATAGTGATGAGTGTTTATCTTGTCAATAAGAAAATAAAATTATGACAGCAGCAAAAATTTATGTATTAACAATATTATTATGTTCGGTAGGACAACCTAAATGTATTGTTCCACAAGTTATTACTGAACATAAAACTCATTATGAATGTGTTAAACATGGGATGGGTGATGGTTATGAAATTTTATTTGGAAGTGATTTAACTAAACAACAAATTAATGATAGTAAACTTTATATTAAATTTAGTTGTGTTGTTAAAGATATAGTTGAATCCTAAGAATGAAAAACATCTGAAGCAATTTTTTCTAAGTCTTCAGTCAACATATTAAACTTAGCATCACATTCTTTTAATAATGCTTTGATAACTCCAGCATTTTCTTTTTTAAAATGAAGATGTATTTTATCTAAAGGATACTTAGATAACTCTGTAATAAATTGTCCTTGATTATTAATAATTAATTTAAAGCCCATCAAGTGTGCTTCTTTTCTTTTAACTCTTTTCTTTTGTTTAAGTTTTCGATTGGTTTTCATGCTTCTCTTTCAATAAGTCAACAAGAAAATCATCATCATTCTTCTCGCTTCTAAGTTTAGTTATAGGATTAGTACCTTCTTTATAAGTTTCAATAGTTCTAATTCTAACAGGATTAGTCATGAATACAGGAAACTTAGGATTATCTAAAGATTTAACCATAAAGAAACCATCTTCAGCAACACCAAATGTTTCTACTTTTTTAATGTCTATATCATCTGAACCTATTAAACAAATTCTTAAATTATAAATTTCTTTTTTTTCAGGTGGTTTAATATTCTTACCATTTAATCCTACTATATTATTTGTCATTAATAATTTCCTTATTATGTATTTCTTCTATAACAACAGGTGCAACTTCTCCTTGTTGTCCATCATCATCAGCTAAACTATCTACACTTTCAGTATACATTTCATTTAACTTTTCATTGTTTCTTGTTATCTTTAATTTAAGATGGTCTTTCAAAGCATCAATCTTAACATGAAGAATTTTATCTAAGTGTCTGTTAATACCATACATAGGTAAATCATTTAATGCTGATATGATTCTACGAAAACCTCTTGCTCTTTTTTCTAATTGTGTTATCTGTGATTCGTTAGTCATAGTCTCTCTCCAATATCATTTCTAAATAGTGAATTGCTTTTTCTATATCTTTTTGTTTTCCTTTTTTAGAGTGTCTACAAATATATTTAATTGCATTACCTTCAGCAAATAATAATTGATTTTCATTTATAAACTGAGCAGGTTGAATCTTCATATCTTTGTAGTGGTCTCCATCAACTTGCTTATCTAAGCTATCATAAGCTACTCCTTTAAACATTTCTTTACTTGGCATTATAATATATCATCCTGTCTTCTTAATTGTTTTTCTGTTGGTTGTAACATAGCATTTAAATCATCTATTGTCAACTCTGAATTTCTTTTTAACTTTTTTACTATCCATTTATAAGACCAAGGTTGTAGTCTAAATTGTTCTTGTCTATCATAATAATGAGTTTGATTAGGTATAAAATCAAATACATTTTTATAATTAATCTTACTAGATTCTTCTTTAGACAACAAAGATTGTAACCATGCAACAAGTATGTGTCTTGCTTTTCGTCTTATAGGTTTCATTTTTTTACTATTCATTTTCTTTCTTTCCATGACAAACTTCATATGAAGCATTACAATCTTTACAACTATAATTACTTACAAATAAATATTCATCACTATCATAAACATCTTCAGCATCAAAGTCATTACCCCATATTACATCACCATTACAAATAAAACATTTCATTATTTAAGTTCCTTGAAATTAGTTTCTCTATCAAAGTATTTATATTCTACTATAATAGGTTCAAATGTTTCTAAACATTCTAATACATCTGTCTTCTTAAATTGTTTACAAGAATAAACATCTAACTGTACTAAGGCAGGTTGTTGTTCATCCCATGTATGAATACCAATATGAGAAGTATCTATAATAGCAACACCACTTAATCCTTTATTACCTTTTTTCGTAACTCTAGATGAATAAGGTCCTGCTAATATATTCATATCTATTTTATTAATTAATTTTTTCATCCAAGCAACTGTATCTTCTTCAGTAGCTAAAGGTTTCTTTACCTCTGCTCTAATTAGAAGGTGCTTGTGTATCAGTTCTTTTTCCATAGTTTTCTAATTGTTCCTTATATTGATTTGTAATTTCATCTACATTAGGTTCTTTAACAACTTCAGCTAACATAACATTCTTATTAGAATATTTAAATACTCTTAAACCTTTACCACCATTAGCATCAGAATGACATTCCCATTTGTGTGGACAAAACATACAACCAGTAGCTAAAGTTTTGTTACCATTCTTTTCTGTTTTATATTCATAACATTTTTCTGGAGGAGTGTCTTGTTCTAAAGCAGTATTTAAATTTTTAATTAAAGATTTAACATTTGGTTTAGCCATATCATCTGGTTTGTAAAAACAAATATCACCAGAAGATTTATCAACAACAAGAAAGCCACCTGCTTTTGTATCACAACCTTCTTCATATGCTGCTAATTGTGCATGATAACCAAAAGGGTCATCACCAACTATCTCACCTGATTGAAATTTTTTAAAACTAAAAGGTGATGCTGATTTAACATCACATACTTCACCATCAATGATACTGTCTATGTGTCCTGATACTCCTGACACTTCAACTTTTCTTTGTTGGTCTTTGATAGTATGTCCTGCTAACTCTGCTAAATATAAAAC